AACTCTAATAACTGCTACTGGATTATCTGAAGATGCTCCAACACTTTCATTTGTTCCAGGAAGTTTTACTGTGCCAGATCTTTCAACTCTTTCTACAACACCATGTGCAGATTCTGTTTTGTCTGGTGGCTTTGGAACTGCAAAGGTCACATGATCTCCAACAGATACAGACTTTGCCTTTTCTATTTCATCCTCCATGCTGTATGTCTTACCAACTGGAACACAATTAGGAACCATTCGTCCATCTTTTTCTTTCATTCCTTGTTGTTCGTATCCAACCCAGCATGATTTTGTAACGTTGTCCCAGTTGTCCGCTCCCTCATAATCTTCATATGGAGCATTAGCCATTTCTCTTTTACCAATTGATGAATCATACATTGCCATAGCAACTTCTGAATTCATTTCATCATCATCGTCTTCCATACTATGATTGTTTATATCTACAACCTGTGCATTTTTATACATCATTCCAATACTATATGCAGTTGGTTCCCACTTACCGTCATCTTCTTTATAAATTCTAACTGACATTGCTGGATTTTCTGGTGGCATAGATTCAAGAGCATACTCTGATCCAGGTGTTCCTAGAGTACCGCCTTCATTCATAATATGCTCAACAACTCCGTGAACCATTCCTTCGGATGTCATTCCCATAACAAAATCGCCTTCTTTAATAGGCTGCATGGCTTTGTCTATGTTGCCCTCAGACATGTTAATAGCATAGATTTGAGCAGCCGCTTCTGCTCTGGTAGTGTGGCACCCCATCACTTCATTTGTTCCGTCTTTAATGGCAGGGTACCCAGAACAACCGTATGATCCCTTTTCTCCGATAGAATATGGCATAGTTAGATTATATCAGACTTCTCATGTTTTCAGTAGCCTCTTGATTTCTTCTAGAGACCACAGTTCTTGCCTGCTGAGCCTATTTACTTCTTCTTTAATAAAGGCTTTATCTGTCAATGTAACCACTGGATCTTCTTGAAAAAAGTCAACATTTAAAAATCCTTTTTCCCACAATATCATTATTTCTGAGTTTACAGTATTAAGATGATCTTTATACAATTCTGGCATAACATCTTTTATTTTTGGGGTAAAGGCATAAAGAAATTCTCCATTAGACTTATCAATACCAACTACCTCTAAAGCATTGTCTAAAATAAGTTTATTAATTATATCTTCTTCGGGTTCACTCATGATTGTCCTCGTAATTAATAAAATCTTCTAGTTGCTCTCTAGTTTGTGCCCCAGTAATTCTTTTAATTTCTTTACCGTCTTTTAATAAAATAAATGTAGGCACAGACCTGATCTCAAACTTTTTAACAAGTTCCATTTCTGAATCAACATCTATTATTTTAAACTTATTGATGCTTTCTCTATTAATTTCTTCAACAATCGGCCTTACTCTTTTGCAAGGATTACACCAATCTGCTGTAAAATAATAAACTAGGTTCACTTACCAGACTTCTTTCTTGCTTTTGCAAGAGCATCAAAGTCCTTAACCTTTGTATCTCCCATATATCCCCAAGCATAGCCATCATTAATCATCTTATCATTAACAGATTCTGTTTCTCCATTAACATAAAGCCAACCAAGAATACGACCAAACTTTTCAGATGAGTTAATCTTCTCTGTCTTAATTACAACAGACTTTGCATCTTTAAGATGCTTCTTTAGATACTCCTTAGACTCAAGACCAAGTGCCTTTTCTTTAAGATCCTTTGTGCGAGATTCAGGGGTATCAATACCAGCCAATCTTACACGAGATGCAAACATGATATCAAACCCTAAATCAATAACAACGTCAATGGTGTCTCCATCTACTACGTTTTCTACTTTCTTCACATAATATTCAAACATTAGTATGACTCTCCTTTTGCTCTATTCTCAATCAACTTATCTCTTTCATCAACTACAGTTAGCGCAAAAGCCATCATTTTCTTATACCCTTCAGGCTTATCCATGATTTTATTGTAGTGATGACCACAAAACATTAGGTCTCCAGTTAGCCCAGTTACCTTTACAAGGGCTTCTGCTGCACATGAATCACAGCGGTCAGTTGCTTTTAGTACCCACTCTTTTGCTACGACATCTTCTGTAATCATTGTTCTCATAGTATATACCCTTACTTTTTGTTGTCTGTTGAATAGAAACCTGAACCATTAAATATTACTCCGACAGAGCCTGTCCACTGTCTTTGCATTATTTCACTACAGCACGATGGCTCTCTGTCTTCACCAAATCCTCTTTCAAATTCAATGGACATTGAGCACTTCGTGCATTTGTAATCATACTTTGGCAAATTACTTACCTCTTAGTACCTTTAATGTTGCTTGATCAACTACACCTGTTACTGGCAAAGAAGACTTCTTTTGAAAAGACTTAACTGCTTTTTCAGTTCCTGGACCAAAACTACCGTCTGCATTTACTCCTAAGAGTTCTTGAACCTTTTTTACTGATTCTCCCTTTGATCCAACTTTAAATGGAGTAAACTGCTTCTTTTCTGCATTTGCTGGTTGTGCACTTGCAGTAGCAGTTGGTTGCGAAACTGCTCCACCTTTTGAAAGCAATGGGAGATTTTCTTCTCCAGCATATACTGGACGGCCCCAGCCAACAACAGCATTCAAGATGCCCTTCTTGTTTTTTACATAAGCACGAGTTTTTTCTACGCACATTCCACCATTTCTCTGGTCTCCCTTTGAAGTTCCTGATGTGTTTCCTTCAATAACTTGGATAGTTCCATCTCCATTATTCTTTATGCAAAGACCAACATGTGAAATACGATTTACACCATCATCTGGAAAATCAAAAAAGATCCAGTCTCCTGGAGTTGGATCATCATTGCGAGCATCTGCCCATCTATTATTCTTCTTAAACCAATCTGCTGCTGCTACTGTTGAAGCAGTCTTTGGGTACTTCTTAGCATCTAAACCAGATGTAAACGCACACCAAGAAACAAAGGACTGACACCATGGCTGAAAGTTAGCACCGCTCCACTTGCCATACTTTGTTTCATTATCTTTTGGACCTTCAATAGTTCCAATTTCTTTCTTTGCAATATCAATGATTGCTTCTAGCGAACCCTTAGTTGTCATTTTTATCTCCTAATATTAGTGAGCAGTTTAAACACATACTCAGGTGCATATGTCTATTATATCCTATTGGTTACTTTTTAGCAACCTTGATAGCGATTTCTTTAGGCTTTTTTTCTTCAGGAACAATACGGTCTATATCAATATGTAACATACCGTCCTTCATTTCTGCCCCAGTTATTTCCATGTATTCTCCAAGAGCAAATGATCGTACAAATTTACGACCAGCAATGCCCTTGTGAACTACCTCAGCATCTGTTACCTCAACAATTTCACCCTTAATAATAAGAGTTCCATTATCTACAGAGATTTTTAAGTCATCTTTGGTAAACCCTGCAATTGCAAGTGATAGCCTATATGTATCTTCATCTAGTTTAAGAAGATCATATGGAGGATATGATTGTGAGTTTGTTTTATGTGCTGTGTTTAAGCGGCTCAACTCTCTGTTGAAGCCAATAAAAAAAGGATCATTGAATAGATCCATAGCGAATTGGTTTCCCATTTTATTCCCCTTTCAAGCGAATAAGTTAGTGCACCCCCATTTGGCAGGTGCACTACCTATTATATCACTATGCTAAAGGCACCACAAGGTTGATTGATACCGACTTTAAATAGTCGTATGTACCCTGATAAGTACCCTTGTAATTTTTAGCCCAATGTGCTGCTAGTGCAGCGGTAGATGGAGAAGTTCCCATAATTCTTTCTCCTAAAATATCATATGTACCAAGAGCAAAGAAATCAATTTGTGGAGCCTTATTGCTGTAGAGTTCAACTCTATGGTCAGCATTAGATGCACCTACTGCAATTGACTCAGAGATACATGCTGGGTATCCAATTTGATCTGCCTTGTAGTCATTACCAGCACTAAAAAAAGTTCCAACGTTTAACTTTTGCAAAGATACAATAGTATTTTGCAAAGGACGATTTACTGGACAATAGTTAGCACCCTTTTTGAATCTAGAATACTCAGAAAAAGATGTAGATGTTGCTACAATATTAAACTTTGTCTTATTCTTAACTACCCAATCAAGAGCCTGCTTTACAGTGCTATTAGAATTTGCAGCAGCAAACATAGGATTTTTGTCATTTCTGTCTGCTGGAATAATACGAATAAAAACAATATTTACATTTGGATTAATTGCTTGTGCAACTTTAACCATGCGTGTTCCATGCTCAAACCCATTTACGGCAGAGCGTGTTGCAGAGCCAGGACCTTCCATGAAAGTTTGCTTGTTTGGACAACGCTTTTCTTCCATAATACATACCTCATGAAATACTTTTACCTGTGATGTATCTACACCAGTGTCAATAATTGCAATTGCAACCTTTTCTTCAGCCTGTACCGCTGGCAAAAATGCAACAGCAAACAGAATTGTAAAAATCCCCACTACCTTTTTCATTTATATCTCCTTTATTTTAAATACTACTTGACATGGGTCGCCCCCTGCTTCCCATTCTGCTTCTTCTTCTTCGCTCATGTATGGATCACCATCATGAGTATTACAGAACGGTTCTGTTATCCATCCCCGTTCAATTCCATTATCAAGCCAAATTTCAAACTCATTAAAGTCTGATTCAGTTTCCTGAATCTTTTTTAATATGTCGTCAAATTCTTCCATATACTTAGTATACCCCTATGCGTTTAAAAAGTCAACTGGACCAATACAAGATGTGCTAAATTGAATAGCACAACCTACAGCAAGAGCAAGCCTACGCTTTGGATCTTTATGAGTTTGGGTAGCATGAAGAGAACCCATAGCGTAGTCTGCTCCTGATCCTATGGCAAGATAGTCTCTGTCATAGGAAATCATAGTAAACCCTTCTGCTTCATGCTCATAGAGTTTACCTTTAATGCCAATTAAAAGTGATATTTCACTATCTTTACCACCAATATCCCATTCATTATAAAATGCTTTAAGAGATTTTAAAAACTTTCCATGCATGAATTTATCTAAGTTACCTTCAGGTGCAGGTGGAATAAAGTTATACTGAATAATTTGTGCATCAAATGTTCCTGAATATCCAAAAATATATGAACCAGATTTCCAAATTTTTGGTTTGTCAATAGACACAATGTAATTGTCTTGTGATGCACCACGCTCACCAGCAATATAAACTTTGCCGTCTTTTACTATTCCTGCAACACAGGTCATGCCTACCCCTTAGATATGTATACTCAAGTATAGCATCTACACAAAATGGTGTCAAGCAGGGTATTATTTATTCAATAAAGTCATCAAAGTCATCTGCTACCTGATTAACTACAGGCTCAGATGTCTGAATAGGCTGTGAGTTATCTGAACCCCCGCCATTTTTACCAATTAAAATACCAGCAAGTGTGCCAGTAATAAATGTTGCTACAGATGATAATACATTAAAGAACATCTTGTCATTTTCTGACTGCTCTCCAATTGGCTGTGTTACAAAAACAAGGGCATACAGAATTCCCATTGTTGTAAACAATAGAATTGTTCCTAGTGTCATACCAAGAAAAAATTTTAGTCTTGCATCTAATTCATCTGATGTATATCTTTTTTTACTCATTTACGCTACCCTCCGTAGGATCAAAACCAAGTATGTCTTTAGTGCATAATCCATCTGCCAAGCATATTGGTGGATTACACTCTTTATTATACCAGTTTTCAGGGTCGTGGCAATCATAGCGATATCTATTCTCCAGTACCCCGCAAGAGGTCAATAACAAAGAAAGCACAGATGCTGATAGTAGGGCTGCTATTTTTTTCATATCAGTAACTATCCTAATCTTCTTTGTCTTCACGCAATGGTATTGTTATAAGCCAGATAGCAGTGGCAATTAATGTTGCCATTCCAACTACCTGCTGGGCTGTTCCTGTAAGCGTAAGCCATGCAATAAAGAATCCAAGCAGTGTCCAAACCTGAGCAATACTTTCTTTAACTGCTTTCCAAAACCATGAAATAAAGCCTTTAACAATCTTTGTAAAAATTTTAAACATTTTTTTAATAATCGGAAAAGACTTTGTAATGTATGCTTTTGGTTTTTCCATATTTATTTTTGGCATTTTAATGCTTGGGATAGATATTTTTGGCATCTTAAACTTTGGTATTTTAATGCTTGGTATTTTTATTTTAGGAATTACAACTTTAGGCATCTTTATCTTGCCTAAAATCACCTTTACCTTCTCTTTAACTTTATTCATAACCATCCTATTATAACCTCCTTATTGACATAACAGAACTAACAATGTTTGATACTATAATTACTGGGATTATGACTTCTTGAGCCTTTTCTCTTTGGTCGTCAGTCATATCCTTTCCCCATTCCGCTGGGTTTAGAATCTTTTCAAAATCTATGTTTGTAATTGCTCCCAATGGATCTGCTAAAAATGCCTCTGTTTGCACTTCTGTTACTGCATCTGCTAATGTAAATGGCATTGCAGAATTTCCTGCATCCCCTGCTCTTTCTGCGAACTCAACAAATGCTGAGGCAAGTGCTGGATTACCCTTCATTTGCTCAGCAATCTGTGCAACTTCTGATGCCTTGATTCCAAGGTCTCCAGCAATCTCTGACTTTGCTTCTTGCGTCAAAGACTTAAGTGTTTGGCTAACCGCTGCTACCTGTTCAGGTGAAAGTGTAACTAACTTATTATCCTTACTTGTAAGGTTAGCAATAACTCCAGATAAATCTTCTGATGTTCCTGTGCCTTTTTCGGGAATAAGTGCAGCCAACTCTTCATCCTCTATCTCAGGATTAGTTGTTGGTTCTGGTTCAGGAGTTATTTCTGGTGTAGGTTCTGGAGTTGGCTCTTCAGTTGGCTCTACCACTGGCTCATCTGTTGGTTTTGGATCTGGAGTAACTTCTGGGGTTGGGTCAGGTGTAGGTTCCTCCGTAGGCTCTGGCTTAGGATCTTCTGTAGGCTCTGGAGAAGGCCCTGGAGAAGGCTCTGGCGTAGGTTCTTCAGTAGGTTCCTCTGTTGGCTCAGTTGATGGTTCTGGAGAAGGCTCTGGGGTAGGCTCAACTGTAACCTCTGGTGTTGGTTCTGGCTGTGGCATATTTGCAAGGGCAGTAGCAATAGCAGCATTAATTCTCTGCCTTTCTTCAAAATCCCATTGAGCCTCGTACTCTTCTTCTGCGGCAGTAATAGCATTATTCATATCTTCAATTGCATTATTGTAGTCTTCAATAGCATTATTTTTTTCATCTAATGCATCTTGAGTATTATCTTGTGCAGTTTCATAGGCAGTTTGTGCATTATTTTTATTAGTATTGGCAGTTGTTAATTCACTGTTATATGTATTTAACTTTTCAAGTTCCGTGTTATAAACAGATAACTTATCATTATAAGTTGCTAATGCAGATGTTCTTGCTGCAAGTGCTTGGTTATAATCATTTATTTGCTCTTGTGTTGCACCAGGACCAGAAGAAAATGTATTAAGATCACAACTAAAATTTTCTCCCCACACTCTTGGATTTCCAGCATAATCACACCCTGCACTAGTCATTCCACCAGGAATTGTCCATCCAAGAAGATAAGAGCCTGGGCCCCCACCGTTGTACCACCAAATTTCTACATCTAATGTTTTGTCTTCACTAACATTATAAACTGGAGTAAATGGACTCCATGTTGTTCCTTGCTCTACCCACTGACTTGTAGCAAGTACTCCATCTACATACATTTTAAACCCATCATCTGTGTATCCCCCAAATGATACTGTTGTAAACCATGACGGAACTGTAATCTGTCCAACAAACTTAACAATAAAGTTTTCATATCTATTATCACAAACTGGAAGGTTCATAGAACTTGAGTTCCAGGTGCCAGAACAAAGCACAGATCCTGGGGTAGCAACATTACCCTGTCTAACAAGATTATAAACAGTATATGCCAAACCTGATCCTCCAGCAGCCTGCATATTAGACTGTGTGGTTTGAAGATTAAGGTTGGCTATTGCCAATGCTTCCTGAGCATTGTTTCTGTTTGTTAATGCAGTTGAAACTATTGGGGTTTGATCATCTACCGCTTTTTGCGCTGCATTTAATAATGATATTTTATTATTCAAATTAGATAGGGATGTTGATTCTGCATCTACTGCATCTACATAGTCTTCTTCTGCTGATATTTTATTATCCCTGGAAATCACGGCAGCGTCATATTTATCTTGGGCTTCTTCTATGAGAGGAACAAACTCAGAAATATCATTAAGGTCTGAAACTTGTTCGTTTAGGGCTTCTATCCTTTGTGCGCCTATTGCTATAGGATCGTCAGAATTAGCCCCTGTTGGTGCTATAAATAGCCATCCAAAAGCAAGAATAAAAACTGTAAATGTACGCAAGAGTTTTTTCAAGTGGGGACTCTCCTCTTGCTTATTATATCAAATTATTCAATTAAACATATGAAGATAACAAAAAAGGGAGCCAAGTTAATGGCTCCCTCAGTTGTTGGATTAATTACTTAACTAAAGTAACCTTTGCCTTTGGATTCTTCTTGTTCCACTGAATAGCCAACTTGTTGAATGCGGCCTTCATAGACTTGATTGCTGCTGCATTATCTGCAGTCAACTTAGCAATAGTTGCATCATATGCAACCTTTACATCAGCAAGTGCCTTATCTGAAGCAGCCTTTGCATCAGCAAGAGCCTTTACAGAAGCGTCCTTCTCTGCTGCAAGAGCAGCATCTGAAGCAGCCTTAGCAGCAACTGCATCTGCAGCAGCCTTTAGAACTGCAGCATCTGCAACAGCCTTAGCAGCAAGTGCTGCATCCTTTGCAGCAACCTGAGCAGCAAGTTCTGATACTAGATCACGAACTGCAATTTCTGCAAATGGTGCAAGTGTTGGAGCGGTCAAGCCTACTACTGCTGCTGCAACTGCATCTCCTGCAGTTGTTGGAGCAAATGTAATAAGTGATCGTGTTCCTGTTGTTGGAAGAGTTGCCTTAAAGGTTGCTGTTCCAAAGTCTGTTAGTGTAGCACCAGTTGCTACTGTTGCTGTATCCATTACTGCTGTTGCAGCAAATACTGTTGCAGTAATTGACTTACCAGATACCTTGTTTCCAAATGCATCTGTTGCAGTTACAACAATGTCTTGCTTTGTGCCAGCAGCCCCTGAAGCAGGAGCAGAAACTGTTAGGTTGTTAATTAAACCAGCAGTACCCTGTACATAATATGTAAGTGTTACTGGACCATTTGTGATTACAACTGTTCCGATTGCTGTTGTCTTTGTGTAGACATAAAATGTTGCTGTTGTTCCAGTACCTGTTGCAATTGTCAAAGATGATGATCCTGACGATGCCCCTACTGGTGCAGTGTCTTCATGTAGTTTAGATACGATTGTTGCGTTAGTTGCTGTTGCAGTTACGTTTGTTCCAGCAACAACTGTTGCTACCAACTGAACCACGTCAGCATCGTTAATCTTGTTATCTGCAGGCACTGGACGTGCAATTGCAGTAGTTAGTGCTGTTCCAGCAGTTGCTGGTGCAGCGAATGCCGTACCGTTCCATGTTGTTGCTACAACTGACATGGTGTTAGCACTTGCAGGTGTTGCTACCATTGTGCCCAATGTCATGGCTGCAACCACGGCAAGAGCGATTTTCTTAAATGAATTCATTTTTCTCCTTGTTTGATTAAATTAATTTGTATTCATCTAGGAAATCCTTGATATCTTCAGGAATCTCCCTAGTCTCTAATTCTACCATATCCCTTTGCTTTTGTGCAAGTCGGGATGCAGTAGACCAGGTATGAATCTCAATTTCTAGATTGGAATCCTTACTGGTATGGGATATTGCTCCAAATACCGCCCCACAAACGGCATCTGCCAAGTCCTTAGATTTCTTGCGTGGATGGTCTACTCTATTATTTTTCATAATCTTGAGTTCGCTCATCTCTTCAAGCAACAAAGGAATCATTGGCATAGCAACTCTTTCTTCGTATATCATCATTGCTAAATCTTCATAGTGTTTTTTAGCAACAGAAACAGTATCAGTTCTTATTCCAACAGCCTTTAGTTCATTTTGAATATCAAAGGACTGCCAGCGGTCAAACGATACCATTCCAATATTAAAGCCTTCTCTGCGTAGATTTTGAATCCACAGTTTAACCTCAGATAAATTAACAGGGCCTTCTACCTTTGGCTCCCACCAAGCAACGGCATCAACAATAACAACTGGTGCTACCTGCTGGTAATCTTTAATAACCTGAATACTAACCCACTTATCAACATGTGCAATTGCTACTGCACACTTGTCATGTTTTTGTGCAAGGTCAGCATGAACATAATAAGTTTTTTCTGGATCTGGCTTAAAGCCTGGATCAAATCTTCTATGACTGTCCACAGGATTTCTTAAGGTCATACATCTTTCTAGTTTATCTTTTTGCTTAAAGAAAGCATCAGATGAATATGTTGGGGTGCAAAGGAAGCGCATCATTGCATCTCCCATATCTTTAAAGAAAGACATTTTAAAATCTTCAATACTTCTAGTAGGGTTTACTTCCCATGTAGGTCTCTTTAATGCATATACCTTTGGTATTTTATATGAAACAATATGGTCTTCTTCCCATACAATTTCAAGTTGATTACTTGAATCATCATGTGGTAAATCGGGGTTGATTATATAGGTGTGTCTACGTTCTATTACATCTTTATCCATGATCACATCGTCATACCGCTTTGAAATAAAGTCACCCTGATATCTTGGGAAAGAAAGTAAAACAACCTTGCCTAGGTCTGGGAAACGAGAATCTACTGTACCGCTAAAGGCTTTGTAGATATTTTCAGCAGTCTTTCCTTGATCATTTCCAGTACCTACTTCAGATGCAAACCCAGAAATTTCATCAAGGACTGCCATGAGCAAGTTCAAACCTTCATGTGACTCACGCTCTGAGTGTCCAGAATAAACAGTAATTGATTTATCAAACTCAACGCTGTCTGCTTTTGGATTATACTTGCCTGCAAACCATGGAGATCTTTCAATCTTACTTTTAAAACCTTTGAAGAAAACGTTCTTGGCCTGTTGAGCGTTTACTGCAACGTTAATAATATCTATAGCGTCTCCGCTTGGCTTTCCAAAATATCTGGCAGGGTCTTTAAGGCAAAGTAACTTATAAACAACATAAGCACAAGCAACAGTGGAAACAAAATCTTTGCCACTACCTTTACCCAACTGTAAAATGATTTCGTTCTTAGTATATTTTGCATAATATTTGCTACCTTCTACTGATCCCATTAACTCTTCTAAGTCTTCTTTTTTATAAATCTGACTCATAGCCTCAACAATGTCGTATTGAATATCAGATAATGGTGGCTGCCCAAGAAAATCTGGAGACTCAACAAATGTTTTTGCATCTACTGGAATCTCGTCAAAGTTGTTTTCCTTAAGTACTTCTAAGAAATCATTGAACATCGTGGACAACTGTTATTACCTCTCCCTCTTTTGCAATAGAGGAAAGTCTTTGCATAATAATATCACGTACTTCTGGATGAGATGAAGCAATATCTCTTAGAATTGCAACAAGAACTTCTTGTCTTTTTTCAATCGCAACCATTTCTTCTGCAAGTTCTTTGTTCTCAAGAAGCCCAGCCTTTTGAAGCATATCAATGCGCTTTGACTCAATATCCATAACTAGTTTAATTGCTGCAGTTTTTGCACCAAGATTATTAGTCATTGACGCTTCATCAATAACTTCATATGACTTTGATATAAGTTTTGTATAGTGTGTGTCTGCTCCTACAAGTGCTTCTTTAGCACGAGCACGAATTGCTGAGTTGTCTGAGGCCATAGCCTTCCACTCATTGATAAGCGTGACGACACGAGTGCGTGGAATATCCAATTCTTTTGAGATAACTGTTGGGTCATTACCCTTAAGGTATTCAGAAACTACTGTATTTACCTGATCAAGGTGCTTAACTAGGTCTTCTTCAGTTGACATTATACTTACCCTCTAGTCTATTAATTTCATCCTTGATATAAAAGATTGCTTTTTCTAAATCTTGAATAGTCTTTGACTCATCTTTAAGTCCTGCTCTCCACAAATACTTAAAGGCATTACCAATATTAAAATTACGATGACGAGTAATTTGTATGCACTCTACGCCAGAAGGATCTGAGACATAGTGAGACGGATGATTGACTTGATCAACCGTAATATGTAAATTATCGCTCATCGCTTACTCTTCCTTAATCCAAATTTTGCAAGGTAGACATACACTGTTTCCACTGTACAGCCACACTCCTTTGCAATTTCCTCTGGAGTCTTTTTATCTAATACGTAGCGCTTACGCATGTAGACTTCTGATGTATATAGTTTACCAGCCATAGTGTTATTTGTCAACCCCTAAAGCCTTATCCCAGTTATGAATAGCCCAATGCCCAATGCCTGCAGCATCAGCAACATCATAATCTTCTATATTCTTATCATAAATAATGTCAAGTAATTTAGTTGTTCTTTTCTTTCTAAAGTCACGTTCGTATGCTTTATACCAAGATAAAGACTTTCCAGGATTTATTACTCTTACCTGTAGTTGTTCTTCTTTAGATAGTTTCTTATTACCTAGATAGTTTTGCCATGTTATTGGAGATACCTTGCCTACCGTTTTGATACCGCACATAGCCGCTGCACCTAGCAGTGCACCCTGCACAAGGGCAAGATCTGCTGCAGTCTTAGGGCTGTTCATAAAAACGGTATGCTCAATAACAATAGCATCTACCTCAATGAACTCACTAAAGAATGCCCTAGTTTTAACTGCAGCATCTCCTACTTTAGCATAAATATCTTTGCCTTCAAAATTAATCTTACCAACACTATCAAGTTTGTCATTAATGTAAATAGCAAAGGCAAGGCTATTTGTGCTTGCATCAATTGCACAAATTCTGCTTGGTTTAGTTTTGTTCATAATCAAAAAACCCCTTTACCTCTTTTAACATTTTTGCTACTGCTTTTTCACTAATATTACAATTAGAGCAAAACCCAGAGTCATTGTATATGGATAGTTGTACTCCACATCCACCAAGACATCTTCTTGTCTTGCCTAAACGTTTTTGTCTTTTAGTTACTTGATATCTTTCAGCAATCTTTTCTTTTGTAGAAAGGTCTCTGCACTCTTCACTACAATAAATTTGATAACTTACTTTTGGTTTAAAATGATTTTCACATTCAAACCTGCTACATCGTTTCACTCAATTCCTCCAGAGATGCAATCTTAATAACTCCCGCCTCTGTTTTGTCACAGTCTGACTTAAGCGGACAGTTTTTGCAAATCTTTGAGTTTGCTCTATAGTTCTTCATTGGAAGTTGTTGATCTTCCCATGCCTTGCGAACAACCTTCATCCATTCAAATGCCTGATCAATCCAATTAATATAATTTTCATTGATGGCAACTGGTATGGCAAGAAGTTCATGGTTATTCTTATTTTCATAAACAAGAACACCTCTGGCTTTTTTAAGAACCTTCATATAAATAAGCAACTGGATTACGTGTCCAGACTTTGGCTTATTTGTTTTCTTACGATATTCAAATACCTGTTCATTTGTTGTCTTTACTTCAACAACAACTTCTTCATCCTGCCACTTAACAAGACCATCGACCTTGCCATAAATTGGAGGATCTGATTCACGCAAATCAAACTCTGTATCAATAAGAATTCCAGAACCTGCAAATGCTTTTCCAAGAATACGATCATGAGAGATAATACCATTGGTCATATTTGCAACATCATATGGAGTGTTGTTGTCTTCAAAGTTTGCACCTTGAAATGCTAGGTACCAGTACCGTGGACATTCTCCATGACCATATGCAATTGTGGAAGGACTAAAAGATTTTTTAGTTTGAAACTTTGTACCACGATCTGCTAGGTAGCCGTTCTGAATAGTCTCAACAAACTTCTCTGTTTCGAATGTATCGTTCTCTGTTGTAGGCTTAAGCATAATCTGTTTTAGTAAGTTTTTTGTCATTATATTCCCTTGTTTATATAAGTATAGCAGGTTAGCGCATTATGTACTTAAGTGCTGATACCAAATCATTGATTGCTTCTGCTGCTGTATAGTAAATGTTTTTCTTTGCTCTGTCGCTTTTATCTACATTAGTTAGCCAAGTAGCCTTAAATGACATTTTTGCTGCAATTGCCTGTAGCCTTACAATTTCAAGGCTTGCTACATGAGGAGGAATATCTGGTTTAATAATTAACTTAGCAATCATTGTTAGTGCAACGGTTAACTCTTCATCCTGCATATAGTCTGCAATTTCTGCTAACCCATTAACCATATCAATAGTTGTTTGTGCTGATTCACTTTGCTGTGTCATTTTCATACCCTTCTGTTAACTGCTCAAGCATTTCTACTTCTATTACCGCCAGCCTTACCTTGGCATTTCCCTCGCCAAGAACCAAGAATATTGCTGGATCGTTTCCATTTCTAATAGCATCTGTTACTGCCTTAGCCCAAATATCTTTGTTTACTGTGATACCTTTTGGATATTCTTTAAAATCAACTGTGAAGTTTCTCCAAGTTGCATCTCCTTTATGAGTATTACGACCAGAGTTTTTGTGCTGCTTAGCACCAATTCTTTTGCTCTCTGATCTTTCACTCATTTTCAAAATCTTTCTTTTTCTTTTTCTTTGCAAGCAATGCAACTCTTGATATGTGTTTTCTAGAACACATCCATGTAACATCTCCTGTTTCATACCAAAATCTTGCAGCAGTTAAATCTTCTTTACATTTTTGGCAAATAAATTTACCAGGAACTGGAAGGAATTTTTCTTCAGCCATTTGCCAACTTTGATCTTAGGCTATCCTGTAGATCTAGGTCTTCCTTTACTCTGTTAATGAATCCTTCTCTTCCCTGAACTTTTGTGCCATCTTCAAGTTGATACCAAGCACCTGTGCGGGTAACGAGACCAGCGAGTTCTGCAGTATCCACAAGATCACCAATAGTGTCAATACCAACTTCATCTCCTCTAAAATAAAAATCATACTCACCAGACTGGAATCCAGGTGAAGTCTTTGAGAATTGCAGTTCCCATCTTACCTTTCTTCCAATCTTTTCTTCAATTAGTTTGTCTCCGACTTTAATCTTGCCTTTGATGGCTTGATTATCTGACTCTGAAGAAAACAGTTTAATAACTGTAGATGAGTAGAACTTAGTAGCCTGACCGCCAGTAGGTTGCTGGCTTGTGTACATAGCGCTAATATTATTACGTGATTGTGAAATTAAAACAAATAGTGTTGGCTTAACTTTATTGTTTGCATAGTTAATCATCTTCCATGCATTGCTAAAGTCACGAGACTCGGCACCAATCTGCTTTGTATTTTCTAGTTGTTTTAATTCGTCTGAATCCTTCTCAAAATAAATTGCTGGTAGAAGTGATGTAATACTATCTACAACAATCATATCTACACCCGCATTCATTAGATTGGTTCCAATATCTACCATTTCATTAATGGTTCTGCATTGTGAAACAATTAGTTTTGAAGTATCTACCCCAAGACCTTCTGCCCACTTCTTGTCGTACGACATCTCAGCATCAATCCAAGCACAAATCTTTCCTTCTTTTTGTGCAAGACCAATCATCTGTAGGCACAAAGAAGACTTTGCAGAAGACTTTGATCCCCAGATAAGAACCTGACGACCATATGGCAGACCACCATTTAAAGCCTTGTTAAGACCAAAACTAGGAGTTGCTGCGTACTGTGTTGCTGGAATTGTATCTCCAGCCATTACAGTCTTGCGTAGTTTTGGATTTAGTTGTGCTAAAACATCTTCTATTGTGACTACCATTAAAATCTTACCCCATGCTTCTTTGGTCTACTAGAGTTCTTTTCCATCTTTTCTTTAATTGCTGCATCTAAAGATTTAGTCATGTACCCTGCTTCCACCATGCCTGCATATAAATCTAATGTACGAATAATAATGTCTGCAAACTCGTCTGACAGTTGTCCTGGATCCATATCTTTTCTAAGTGCTTCCATGGCCTCAACAACCTCAGAAACAATCATCATCATTTGTTTAGTAACAAATATTTCATCTGCTGTGCGATCCCAAAAACCTTTTTCTACTGCATTGCTATGTATCTTTATTGCTAGATCATCAAACATTTTCCACCTCATCCATTATAACAGTGCCATCTTTTGTCTTTCCAAACTTAAATTTATAAATATTTCCTGCTTCAATAGTCATGTATGCTCTAGCAAATGATGTTGGAAACACAGTAATTGCATGTAATTCTCTACCCGAATCTGCCAAGGTTAGTGAAGCCATCTTCTTTCCAGTCTTTGTAATTCTTGGTTTAAAAGATACAACAAAGTGCTCACCTTCTTTAAATGGCAACATCTTGTAGTTTAAGAACTTAACAAGTGCATCTTTGGACTCTTTGACTTCATCTACTGGAACCGCAGACACGATTCTATTATCATTAACTAAAGCAATATATGTTCGTCCAGCCTCAATCGTTGTGCTCTCATCATCAAAAATACCAACAGATCCAGTTTTATCTAACAACTCTACCCTTGACCAGCCTTTGCTTCTCTTAATAGATTTTATCATACCCATAAGAATAAAGGCTCCCTTTTCTTCATATTCTTCAACATCATTTAAATATGCATAGTAATGTTGTGGAATAGATGTATTAAACTCAGGTAGGTTTAAATACTCATATAGATTTTCTTTTACTTCATTTGCATTAGCAGGATTATCTGTAAATGTTAATGCTCCTACCGCCCTCATTGCATTAAGTGCACGAGTATTTACTCCGTTACCCTTTGTAAAAGTAAATTCTTCTACTTCTTTGTATGTTTTAAAAGGACGAGCCTGTATATATCTCTCTGCAATAGTATCAGATATAAACTTAATCGCTGATAGTCCGAAACGAATACCCTTACCTTCAATTTTAAAATCTTTATCCGAATCATTAATGTGAGGTAGTTTAACTGGTATTCCCATTCTTTTAGCCTCAATTAAATACTCCGTTCTAGTGTCTTTGTCTTTTTCATTTTTAAGCAATGCAAACATAAACTCCAATGGATAGTGATACTTTAGCCACGCCGTCCAATACGAGAGCGTAGAGTAAGCAACCGCATGAGACTTGTTGAACGAGTATCCCGCATGTGCTTCAAAGTCGTGCCATAAATCAAGAGCCTGATTGGGAGCAATATAAGCAGAAGCACCCTTGATGAACCTGTCTTTGAACTCATCAAACTCTTTAGCATCCTTTTTCTTTCCAATGATCTTTCTAACTTTATCTGCTTCCGACATGGACATACCGCCAAGTTGTACGCATGTTTGCATAACTTGTTCTTGGTAAAGAATGCAGCCATAAGTATCCTCCGTAAATTCTTTTAATATTGTATGAGTATAGTCGATATTTTGACGACCATGCTTACGTGCAATGTAGTCTTTTCCAATAGTATTCATGGCACCAGGACGAACTAGAGCATTTGATGCAGCAAGTTCTGATAGGTTCTTGACACCCATTTTAATTAGTAGGTTTGTATATGGGGCTGCTTCACACTGGAATACACCCTTTGTGTACCCTTCAGAAAGCATCTGATAAACATTTTTATCATCCATATCTATGTCTAACAGGTTAATCTTTTTCTTATCTCTTTCTTCAATCATGTCAAGAGTATCTTTAAGAACACTAAGAGTTTTTAGTCCAAGAGCATCAATCTTAATTAGACCAATCTTTTCTGCTTCTTCCATATCTACCGCAACCACAGGAATACGAACATCACTTCCAGTAACAGAGCGTGTTTCTAGTGGAGCATACTTAAAGATTGGATCTTTACTAGTAACTACACCAGCAGCGTGGATACCAGTCCCTCTGATACGTCCACGTAGTTGGTCTCCATATAGTTCTACTTCAGGATACTTTTCTCTAAACCATGCAGCATTTCTAGAGCCACAATAGTCATCCCATGTATCAACTGTCTTTAAAACTTTATTTACATCTGGCAAAGGAATGTTTAATGCTCTTGCAACATCTCTTACAACTCCCTTGTCTTTAAACTGAAGGAATGTAGCAATAGATGCAACGTGCCTATACTGTCTAACTAGATAGTCTTTAACTTCATCTCGTCTTGAATCTTGAATATCTGTATCAATATCAGGAAAGTCATTACGTTCTGGATTAATAAAACGAAAGAACAACAAGCCATGCTTGATTGGATCAATGTCTGTGATGCCAAGGGTATAGCAAAGCAATGAACCAGCAGAAGATCCACGTCCTGGACCAACCATGATGTCTTCTTTCTTTGCCCAGTTAAGCATGTTACGAACTACAAGAAAGTATGGAGCAAAGTTTTTATTGTTAATAATAGTTAATTCTTCATCAAGTCTATCAAGATAGTTTTGCTTATCTGCAAGACCACGATCTTTAAGTCCTTCTAATGCAAGTTTCTTTAACTCTTCACCTGGCTTTGGATATTGAACTGGCAGAAGATTTAAGCCTTCTTTAATATCATAATCTTCTATCTTATTAGCAATCTCTATGGTAGAGGTAAACATATCTTCACGATCAATGCCCTGCTTTAGCATTGCATCTTTCATTTCTTGATAAGAAAGCAAATGAATATCAAACTTATTAAAACTCATCATTCTGTCAGCACCATAGAGATAATCAAGTCTATCCATAAAAGATTCTTTTTTCTTTGACTTTTCATATGTTGCATCTTTTTGTAATTTAGTATGAGTATTTAGAATAAGCATTAACTCTTGAATTTCTTTCTGACTTGAGTCAGAGTGATGACAGTCTGGTGTTACAACAATTTTAATTTTCATTGCATCCGCAAGTTCAATAATACCCTTATTGATTTCTGCAGAATTGTGTGGCATTACCTCAATATAGTAGTCATCACCAAATTCATCTTTAAACCATTGCATATGTCTCTTTGCAGTAGCAAGTTCACCTAGTTCTACCGCTTTGGCAATCCAACCACTAAGGCAGCCAGATGTTACAACCAAGCCTTCTTTATATTTTTTTAATACATCAAAATCAAATCTTGGCTTACTAAAGAAACCTTCAGTCCAAGCAATTTCATTAATCTTATTAAGGTTTTCTAGACCTGTTTGATTCTTAGCGAGAAGAACTATATGATGATAGTTTAAGTCAAGAGGATCAGTGCGTTCTGCCTTTGCTCTCTTGTCATTCATATCTCTTGTCATATAGCCTTCTACGCCAAGAATTGGTTTGATGCCCTTTGCTTTTGCAATACGGTGCAGTTCCCTATGCCCAGATAAAGAACCATGATCTGTGATAGCCAGTGCTGGCATACCAAGTTCAACTGCTCGGTTAACGTATTCTTCTGGAGTAGCAACACCATCCATTAAGGAGTAGTGTGTATGGACATGCAAACCTACGTAATTCATCTATTACCAGTCGATATTCGTACTGGTTACAGATGGAGTATCAAATCCAAAGTAGAATGCTTCTTGCTCTGGATAAGGAACTTCACGGACAACCTTTTCTAGGTTGAAGAACTCATAGCCATCCCACTTGAATGGCTCAGAGTCAGGTATGCTTGGAATTAATGTGTAGTTGGTTTCAGTTCCCTGACCATTACGCTTTAACTTCCACTGTAGATTGGATACGCTTCCTGTTTCAAGTGCGTATTCACGAATTGTGTTGAATGCTGATTGCTTACTAATGCCCTGTGACCACACAGCGACATAGGCTTCTTCTGTTCCGTCATCAACAAGAACGTTTGTGTAGAAACGCAAACGTGCTCTCCAGCCAGACTTAGGCTCTTTACGAGCCATCTCACAGCCAAAGCAACGACCCTCAGACTCCTGAGTACATGCTGCTTTGCGCTTATAGTCCTTTGGATTTGTATGCTCTGAACACACAACTGCTAGACCACGATCTTCGTTATAGTTTGCTGAGTCTGCATCTAACTCATTAACAAAACGAATCTTTGCTGCTTGCCCGTCCGCTAACTTAACCCAGCGAACCTTTGTTCCTGTACCTTCGTATTTTGGCTTGTCGACTAGGGCGTTTATATTTTTTAATCCCTTTACAATAGTCATGTTTCTCCTTATATAAGTGTTTTATTATTTTAGCATAGAGTCAATAACATTGTCAAACTGGAACTCAAGAGTTCTAATTTCATCATCTGTCATATCGCCTATGTCTTTATATTTTTTGTCTGGTCTAATAATTGTAACTAAGTTACCCATTTTTTCAGTAAGTCTCTCAGCCATAATCATTCCAGCATCATCGTTGTCTGCTACTAATACGACACCTGTAAAGTACCGTTTCAAAAGTTCAATCTGGCTTGATGAAACATTTGCCCCTAGGGTAGCAACCGCAGGGAAACCTACTTGGTCTAATCTGATCGCATCAAAAGAAGATTCTACAACATAGACTATCTTAGATGCTTTTACTCTGTGAAGATTAAACAATATCTTGCTTTTTGGAAGTCCTGGAGTATTCTTAAACTCTTTGCCTTCAATTGTTCTTGCAACAAAACCGATAGACATTCCATCTGGAGATTGCATAGGAATAACAACTGAATCTTGTTTTTCAGAAAACCCTAAATCAAATTTTATCACAGATTCTCTTGTAAGTCTACGACCTTCAAAATATGTCATTGCTCTTGGAGAATCTAGTGCTTGTTTATTTAATCTCTTAATAAGAAGTTCGTCATACTGAACAAAATCGGGCATTTGATGCAGTGCTTTATTAATAACTGCTTTAATATCTGTTTCTGTTTCTTTGCTTTTTATAAATCTAACTGTTTCAAAATATGTTCTACTAGTCATGTGCATAATTAATTCAACAAGACTTCTTGTTGTTTGGCAACCAAAACAAAAGAATAATCCAGACTCTTTTGAAACTTCTCCTGCTGGAGTTCTATTATTATTATGATATGGGCAAAAAATTATATAATCAGTTCCATACTCAGCCTCAATATCAATTCCTGCTCCAGTGAGCACTCTATGTATTTGCTGCGTTGTATATAACTCTTTAGCCATTTTTGTCTTCAAAATCCTTATATCTGTAATAGCCCTTATCAAAGTCTGCCTGTACTAGGAAGTCTCCCATAAAACCATTACGGTTTTTTCTAAATGCACACTCAATAATATCACTATTGGTACCACGACCAAGTGCTAAAACCCAGTCAGCATCATATGCAATCTGTCTAGACCATGCAGTTTGACCCAATGTTGGAACTGTACTTAAATCTTTTACATCGTCGGGTGTTGCAGATGAGATAGCCATAATGGGAACTTCTTCACTAATAGCCATAAGTTTAAGTTCTCGTGAAAGGTTCTTCATTCTTACCGTTTCATTGTCTGACTTTTGATTTGGACTCATCAACTGCAAGTAATCAACAATAACAAAGTCGGGCTTGTACTGGTCAATCTTTCCACGGATAACTGAAGGAGTTACTTCTCCACCTTGATCATTTGAAATAATATGAAAGTGTGGCTTTCCTTGTATTTTACTTTCATGCCACTTCTTTAGCATGTCAAGTTCAACATCTCCATTAGAAAGTTTTCTGTGTGACCAAAGACCTTCACCCATAATAGTAAAAGCACGGTTTCTAACTTCTGTTTCTGACATTTCAAGACTGATGATTAGCGGAGTCTTGCCTTGCTTCCATGCTTGTACAGCAAAGTACAATGCAAGCCATGACTTTCCAATGCCTGGATAAGCAAGAAACACACCAAGTTGTCCTGGCATAATTCCAGAAGGTAGGTAGTTATCAAATCCTGGAAGACCAGTTTTAATTCCAACATGGCCTAATTCTTGCTGCTTCTTTAGATTTTCAAAATATGCAATTGCTGAATCAATGTCTGTAGCATCAATGTCACGAATTGCAGATGTATTTTTCTTTAACTCAGAAGTCTTTGTAATTAATTCTTCTAGGGCTTTTGATCCTTCTCCCTGCTGAATCTCAGATGCAGCATTACGAATAATATCTTTTAGGCTGTCATTTAAGTATTCTGTTTGTAACTCATCAAGATGATGCTTTGTTGCTCCAATACCCTCTGCTGGTGTAAAGTCTCTAAACTTTTCAACAACCAAGGATGTTGGCGGAACCGTTCCATTTGCTTCAGAATAATTTCTGATAAAGTTCCACACATCATTATGTGTTCTTAGTAAATTGTCTACATTTGCCTGTAAAAGAACATGAACCTGTTTGTCAGTTAAAACAGCAGTGATTAGTTTTGCTTCTGTATTATTCACTTAACCACTCCTTTGCTCTGGCCCTACGCTCTATTCGTTCTTTGTCGTCTTGTTCTTTATCAAGTTTACCATTAAGGATTTTTTCTGCATTGTATGCAAAGAAATTCCAAGTTGGATCCTGTGCAATACTAAAATAATACTCAAGTAAGTCATAGCAAGCAGAAATTCCATAGGATTCAACAAGGGCATCTGATGCCCACTGCTCAACGTTTAAATTGAGATTAGACTTTTGCTCGTATCTCTGCAAGTAAAGTTTATTGTAGCGACTGAGCAAAGCCATTCGGTCTTTGCGTTCAGCCACTTTACTCTGCTACGATCTCGGCTTTTGCTTCGTTTACTTTTTCAATTACCTTATTTTCAACGAATGCATAGACTCTGTCCATTGCTTCGTTTGTGGTTTCACCCTCACGAGTATAGTCAACAACACCAAGATCAACTCTTAGTGATTGAAAATTTCCTAGATTAAGCGTATATCCTAATGTTACATTTACCTTTGTTGGTTCATTTGTTACTACGTAATTACTATTTTCCATTATCCCGCCCATTTCTAAATTATATAGACTCATTCCAAATTGGAATAAATCTTCCATCTTCAGTTCTTGTATAAACCAGTATACCATCGCCAGTTCTGCGTGTCAACTCTTGACTCGTAGGAGTCATGTTATTTGTTATTAAATTATCTTTTCTTGGTCTTCCAATATGTATACTTGCAAGTATATCACGTATCTCTTTTAGTTGCGATTCAGAGTAGTATGCTCTTACTTGCCAATCTCTTACCCCGTCCAGTTGAGATCCCATTGGTGGTGGAATCACTCCTC